ATTATTCACCCCGTCAACATTGGAGATATAAAGAGCATTAACTTTATATACTTTTCCGCTTGAACCAGAATTTGTAACGATTGCAGTTGCCGATGTTGTAATCGCCTGAACTGCGGTCTTGCCTGTAATTGTTGCAACATTAACAATATTTGGTGCTGCCATAATTTATCCTCCGAATACAACTGCCATAGCAATTGCCTTACCTGTTGATGCAGGTGTAAAACCTAAATTTGTAGCCGCAACATTTGCTGCAAGCTGTGTATTTGTAATTGTTGTATTGGCAATTTGTGTTGCAGTAATCGTAGCATTAGCAATTTGTGTTGCAGTAATCGTAGCATTAGCAATCTTATCAGCAGTAACATTAGCATCCAAAATCTTTGCTGTTGTTACGGCATTAGATGCAATTTGCGTTGCTGTAATTGTTGCATTAGCAATTTTGCCTGCTGTTACAGCAAGATCATTAATCTTTGCTGTAGTAACACCTAAATCTGTTAATTGGCTGGTTGTAATTAACCCGCCTGTCATTTCCCAAACAGAACCCGTCCATGTATATGTGCGGGAACCAACCGTAAAAGTATCATTAGTTGCGGGGGAAGATGGAAGTGTAAATGCCATTAGATACCTCCAAGTAGTAGTTGTGCTTCTTCAGCTGTGATTCCTAGACGAGCAAGTAATGCTTCACGGGCTGCGGTACGGGCTGCAAGAGCATCGGCTTGTGCTTCGGCTTCTGCTGCATCGGCTGCAACTTGTGCAGGGTCTGCAGGCTCCAGAAAGATTGGGCAAAGACTATTGTCGGGGGTGATGTCAGTTTTCATATTGTGTATCCATAGACGCTAACAGTACCGTTGGAAGCACCTGAAGGTTGCATAAACATACCATCGTATGAAGCCACAGTGTTCACCTGTCCACCTGCCATTACGATGTACATGTGATTGTCCGACCTAGAAGAGACATAAAGCGATGTTACTGATGTTCTTTTTGTTAAGAACGGCATAAAAATATCCATTGTTGCAGTGCCCTGCGAATTGCTGTTCATGTCACCCAATAAGGTGTATGAAATATTTCTGCCGCACTGGTCTGGCTGATAAGCGCTAGCACTCGTCGTGCGCCAAGCGGCAAAGGAATAGATGCCAGTACCGTTGATGTCCGTGCTTTGTGTGGCTCCACCGACCCTGACTTTCCATAATAGGTTTCCGTTATCTGCGTTGGCATCGCAATTCCAAACTACACGATAGTTGCGATATGCGGCGGAAAAAATACCGTCCAATGAAACACTGTTAGCCCCAGTAAAAGTGACCATTCCGTTTGCGGAAGTTGTGGCACTGCCCGAACCGACACTAACTGATGTGGGAATAATTGGCACAAGACCAGGCGTACCGCCACCAGCGGGTGCAGCATTTACCCAAGCAGTGCCGTTCCATTCCAGGAGGTCACCGTTGGCGGCAGACGTGATTGTTACATCTGTGATGTCGTTAAGAGCATCAATTGCAACACCAGACACTGCATCTGTTACGAATGCCGTTGTTGCAACTTGTGTTGTATTTGTTGCTGCTGCCGCCGTTGGGGCAGTTGGGGTTCCAGTAAGTGCTGGGGAAGCGAGCAGGGCGTAACCAGCAGCGTTTACCCATGCCGTGCCATTCCATTTTAGCAAATCGCCGTTGGTTGCAGAAGTAATTGTTACATCACCAACATCATCCAAAATACTAATAGTTGGAACTGAAGCCCATTCAAGACCCGTAGCTGTGGAAGAATTAGCTTTTAAAGAAAATCCGTTTGTCCCCACTCCAAGACGACCAACGGTGTTGTCAGCCGTTCCTGCAATTAAATCACCCTTTGCGTCAATCGTGTTAAGAAGAGCATTGATTGGCACCGCACCGATTTCTGCCCACGCAGAGCTATAATAAACATAAGTTCCGCCATTTAGAGAGTTAAACCATATTTGACCAGCTATAGGAGAAGATGGAGCCGTATCAGAGACCATTGCAGCCATACCCGAAGCACCGACTTCAACCCAGTAAGAATCATAATAAACAAATGTTTGAGCAGTATCTGTTTTAAACCAGAGAGCGCCTGCCGTTGGGGCTGCTGGGGCAGTTAACGAGTTAGTTGCACCACCACCAGAACCTAAATCATTATAAGTTGAACCGTCATTAGTGAACTGCCATTTATCTGTTGTTTCATCCCAGCGAATAAAAACATTTGTAGAAGTTCCTCGTTCAACCTCAAGACCAGAGTTTAATGTAGGAGAACCAGTTTCGCCAGAGTTAAGGAGGATAAAGCTATCTTCAACATTAAGATTGGCGGTGTTAATAGTAGTTGTATTACCGCTAACAATCAAATCACCAGACACTGTTAGATTAGCAAATGTCACATCCGAGTTTGCCAAGGTGAGTGTACCGCTCGCATCTGGGAGGCTGACGGTCCTATCGGCTGTTGGGTCAACAACGGTTAGGATTGTTTCAAAACCATCAGCTGTGCTACCTTCAAAATAAATCACATGGGGTTCTGGAAGATAGATGCCATGAATAACTGGAGTTTGACCAGTTGCAGTAATGGTTGGTCCATTAATAATCGGGGTCGTAAGTGTTTTATTAGAAAGCGTCTGTGTGCTGTCTAAATCAACAGAAAGTGTATCGTTAATTAAATCTTTATTGAGATTAGGCATACTCTACACCGCTAATTGTAAATGTAACAGCATTAGCTGTCACTTGATCTACATAGATTTTACTATTAGCAGGTATAACTACTGATGTATTATAATACACAACATTATTTGCCAATACAGTAACATTGCTTACCACCTTGTTATTAGCCGCAGCCGTTGCTGCCCCAACAAGAATATGAATGCTGCATACAGCATTGGAAGAGGTTGTATTGCAAAGATTAATGTTTTTAATAATTGAATAATTACCAACTGTATTTGCTGTTGTATAAGCATCTGTAGCAGAACCACTACCAATATAGAAACTTTTTGGCGTTAAATTAGCCATGTTATACCCCCATCCAGACAAGAACTTCATTGTCATATGTCGTTGTATTCATATCTTGAATAACAGCTGCATCAAGGACATGATCCACAAATGAACCAGAAATGTGAGCATTGGCAACTGTTCCGTCATACCCTCTTTCAGAAACAGTAAGGGTATTGCTTGCTCTTGAAGAGATTAAAACTTTTTCTTCTGAAGTGTTACCACGATCCAAAACAATTACAAATGGGTTAGCACCACTTGGATATGTTGAACCGTCAACAACTGAGATGGAAGAAGCACTATTGCTGATGTTGGCAGAAAGAGTTGTCCTCAAGACCGCACCGCTAAATTCTCTTCTCAGCATACTAATCTCCTAGTCAATGCTGATATCAAGATCGCCTGTTGCGATTCTTAGAGTATCCCCAGCATCTGTTGTTTTGTTCGTTGTAAGGGTTCCCCACAATAGTAAGTTCCCAGATGTAATTGCATCAAAAATACCAATAGCTACAGTTGTAGCCGCAGGCATTCCCGTAAAGTCAATATTCGCACTATTGGATGTTGCACCACTAGATGCAGCAGCAAAAGCTGCAGGCTGTCTAGCATACGAACCGCCAGTTACCTGTGTTCCACCGCCTGTATCATCTGGAGCAACTGTGTACAAAGCAACATAAACAGTGGTTGGCATAGTATATGCGGTTGTGCCTAGAAAGTGATCAAGTAATTCGTTCTCTAGATAGTTTGAAAGATTCCCTGCCATAAATTAGCCCTCCAAGTTATTATAATACATTTCCTTTTCTTCGTCATTAGCTAATCTGAAATTAGAAAGTCTTAAAAGTAAATTTGCTTCCGCAAAAGAGACTTCCCTCATTGGGGATTCTCTTGTAAACCTAATTCCTGTTCCCGTTGTATAACCCATTCCACTTTCAAAATAAATTACAAGGGATTCAGTATCACTAGAAATGTTCGCCAATTCAACAGGGCGTTCCGTTTCTTTCCCGTCATCAACCAAGCCATCATTATCGCCATCAACAGGGCTCACTTCTTTCTTAACTGCAGCTTTTTTAGCTGGAGCCTTCTTGCGAGGGGCTGCTGTTTCAGTTGTGACTACATTATCTCTGTTTACCATAAACCATCCTATTCTATAGATTCTTATATCCAGTATAACATGAGAGAGGGTGGAGGGTGATTACTCACACTCCACCCTTTCTACATTAATTATTTATATTAAAGAGTGCGCAGTTTGACATTCTTTGCAAGAACATAAGAAGCGAGGTTCTCAATGTTGTTTGCAACACGCATAAACTGTGTGTACTCAATTGTGTCAGTCTTTGGTTGGAACTGACGGTAGAGGGTGATGTCACGATGGATACCAATAACTCTATTGTTTGGGAATGTTAATTCAACATAACCATGTGAACCAGCAGCGGCTGAATAGTCACCCGTAACTGTCTCTGGCATAAGTGGAATTTCTACCAATGGAATACCATAAGGAGAGATTCCAGTAGCACCTGGACCACCGTTTGCACGGATTGAACCATTCAAGAATGCTTGATCACCATATGTTGATGCTGGGGCTGCTGCTCCAGCTGTTGCGGCTGTTGCCGAGTTAGGACTCTGCAAGCTGAAAGATGTGTCTTGCACAACTGCCGAGCCTGTGAAGAATCGCAATTCGTTACGGCGTTGCAAATACTTGCTTGGCATGTTACGAAGAACTCTGTCGTAGGTTGCACGGGAAACATTGTTTCCTGCTTCATCAACAACAGTTGCACCTGCAAGAGCTAACTTGCTGAAACCATCAAGAGCCTTCAAAAGACC